TAAAAAGAAAGCTAATGAGCAATGAATTTGCCAAACTGAGAGTTTGGGAAGGTAGCTACTAACGTGGAGCTGCCCAAGGTAAATATAGCTGTTGCTGCAAGTGCGGTAGTGGCAATAGTCAGTACCGTGGGCGGTGGTATATGGTATGCAAGCTCTCAAGCCTCAATTATTGAAGGGCTTACAGAGCAAGTTGAAACTCTTACGATTGAGAACAACGCAACTGATCGAACAAACTTAATTCGTGATGTAGAAGAAAACACTGAGCGTATAGATGAGATAATTGATTACATCATAGAAGTAGAAGAAGACGGTTCCGAAACCATTGATGAAATATATGAAGAGTTTGAAGACGTATACGAAACCCAAGAGGGTTTTCTGTTACAATTTAATCAGATCATCAAACTACAAGCTAGGATTAAGACTTTAGAAAGCACATTAGAGTTTCTAGCAAGAAGACCAACAATGTCTGATGGTAGATAGCGATGGACCCCATAACAATCCTTGCAGGGTTAAAAACAGGTTTAGCCGCTGGTAAATCTGTAGCAAGCTTGTCAAAACAAATTGGGCAGTTTTTTGATGCAACTGACAATGCAAAAAAACAACTACAAAAAAAAGGTGTTTCAAGCAAAAGTGTAAATGCCATAGCTATGGAGCGTTTTCAAAAGCTGAGGCAAGCGGCTGAAGCTGAAGAGGAATTAAAGAAATTTATATCAGAAACGCTAGGTCCGTCACACTGGCAAACTTTGCTAAAAATACGCAGAGAAGTTTTGCAAGAAAAGAGAGAAGCGGAAGCTCAAGCTAGAAGGGATGCAATCGCACAGCAGGAGCTTATGATTACAATAGCTGGTATAGCTGTTTTGCTTGTTTTTACATTTGTCGGTGCTGCTGCTTATCTTCACTATATGAATTGGATTGACGTAAGGGATTACTTTCCATGATTTATGTTTTGGTTTTTTTACATTTTATTAGTACAGATCGCCTACAATACTATCAGATCGGCACATATTCGGATAAAGAGCAATGCCTAGAGCAAGCAGAAAAGGCAAAAATCATGGTAACACACAACTCGATGAAAGTGACTTGCCTCGAAGTAAACGCCCAACAATAATCGAAAGAGGTAAGAAGTTTGCAGCATACGATAAAAATGGTAGGCTTATAATACTAGGATACAATAGAAAGATAGTTGAGGAATACGCAGATGCCCAAAGCAAAATATGATTTAAATGATAACGGCAAGATTGATCCAGACGAGCGTGCAATAATGCTTGAAGATAGAAAGCGCATTATGATTGATGCTGATGCTAAAAGAGATGCACAGAGGCGCATGGCATGGTTTAGCCTTACTGGTATGCTTTTGTTTCCTTTTGGCGTAGTGTTTACTGAATGGATGGAGCTACCTAGAGCTTCAGAAATGTTATCATCTATGAGTAATATATATTATGTCAGTATTGCTGCTATTGTTGCAGCATATTATGGGTTCACTAACATGGGTAAAGAACAATGATAGATAAACTTATTGAGCCTGTTAGTGGTTTACTTGGAAAAGTTATAAAAGACAAAGACCAAGCCGCAAGGTTAGCGCATGAAATAGCGACAATGAGTGATAAGCACGCTCAGGAGCTTGCTATGGCTCAGTTAGAAATACTCAAAGCTGACGCTCAAGGCAACTGGTTCCAATCGTCTTGGAGGCCGCTCATAGGCTGGATCGGAGGCATATCTCTCGGTATAAATTACATGGTGGCCCCAATAGCTATGGGCTTTGGTTTTAACATACCTCAAGCAGATATGTCAGTAATGATGCCATTGTTATTAGGTATGTTAGGTATGGGTGGAATGAGATCATTCGACAAGCTAAAGAAAACGGATAGTAAAAAATGAGTACAGCATTAAAAATACTACAAGCTAAATGTGGTGTGGATGACGATGGATCATTTGGCCCCAACACAGCTAGAGCTATAGCAAAACACTATGAGTTATCAGACAAACGTGGGGCGCACCTGTTAGGACAGGCCCACCACGAAAGCGGTGGGTTTAAACGCACTAAGGAAGGTTTGTATTACAGTACACCAGAAAGACTGATGGCTGTATGGCCTAGTCGATTTAAATCTGTAGAAGATGCACAGCCTTACGTTAAGAATCCAGAAGCACTGGCTAACAATGTTTATAGTGATCGTATGGGGAACGGTGATGAAGCGTCTGGAGATGGTTTTAAATTTGCAGGAAAAGGTTTTATTCAGCTAACAGGGCGTTCTAATTACAGATCATTTAGCAGTGATATGCGTTTGCCTGATGTAATGAAACATCCAGCGTTTGTTGAGACTGAATATGCCTTTGAATCAGCCTTGTGGTTCTTTAGGTCTAACAAGCTGTTTAGCATATGCGATAACGGTGTTGACGATAATACAATCAAGGCTGTGACCAAGCGTGTAAATGGAGGCACGCATGGCCTAAAAGATCGTATAGAGCAAACTAAAAAGATTTATGAGTGGCTCACCACGGCCTAAGAACTGGTTTAACTATTTTAGAAGCTACATCACTAACCTGACAGTAACCTTCTGTAGCATTGATTTTATCATAGAGAGTGCCGCTACTCATTAGTATACTCCAGCACTCATCTTCACTTGGAAACCATATGCTAAACTGCCAATCATGCTCCATTAGCGGATAAACTATTGTTAATAAGGTAAAATATTCGATTGCCTATCTCCTCAAGTGTGTTATTTTAGGTCTTAGAGGGAGCCTTTAGTTTATACTTTTTCCTGCTCAAATTAAATCCGCTTCTGGCTTCCTCGCGAATTTTTCCTTTATTTTTTAATAACTTAAAATTATTTTCTTGCGTATGGTTTTTAGATGTACCATGCAACATTTTGCGCTGCCTATCTTTTTCGCCCTTAGCCATTTCCATCATGGCCTTTGCTAAATCGTCCTCACTCATAATCCTGTTCCACTATCTGCCTAAAGACAGAGGCAAGCCGTCTTAGCTCTACGTCCATTCCTTTATTAATAAACCCTGTAAACAAGGGTCTACGGTCTTTCGCGTTTGCAGCTTCGCAAGCTTTCAATGCAAAAGTTTTATTCTTTCTACTAAACTCAAAAGTTATGTGACCCACCTGTATGCATTCTCTGTCTGCATCTGGATGCCGCCTATTAGACTTAAGTGTGTGCGTACTCATACATCTACGCCCTCGGCTCTAAGCTTACCAATAAGCACTTCCATTGCAGCCTGTGCTTCTCGGTATTTCTGCTTAATCTCTGGCGGTGCGTCCTTCATCAAGGCCGTTGGCTCTAGGCTTTGTATTTCTCTTTTTAAACTGTCTCTCAGATTCCTGTCTTCTGGCTTCAACTCCATTATTACATCCTTCGCAAAGTTTTTTTTCTTTCTTGATGTACCCAATGTTAGGTAAAAAGCTTACTGGATACACCTTCTCTACCTCAATATAACCTGTATTATTACACAGCGTGCAAGTCATCTTCATCATCTTCAAATTCACCAAATATATTATTCTTGTATAGCTCTACGGCTATATTTGCATAACACCAGCAACACTGGCTTATTCTTTTATGACTTCCATCAGTAGATAAGACCAGCCTAGCTACCTTGCCTGTTCTATGTAAAGCCATAAGCTTATTGCCTATATCTCTACCACCACAATCAACTTTGTATATTTCTTGCAGTTCTTCTAAAACATTTCTTGTGGTCATAAAGTTATCGGCTTTTCTTAATAATTTTAAAATAGCCTCATCCCAATCTATAAGCTTTCTTTCTACAGGTCTTTGCTCAGGTATAGATGGTGGATCACCATTTAAATAAATTTTGCCTGTTTTCTTATACTCTTGCAGCAACTCAATAAATGGACTGTTTTCATCGTAAATAGCCTTTATTTTATATTTGCTTACTTCTTTACCCCTGTCGTTAAACATCTTTTTTTCTCCCTCTGAAGTTTCGCTAACCTCTGCAAAAAAAGTGTCGTTTATTTCAAGTTCATAATCAGTAACAAACTTTTTATTTATAAATATTTCATCAAATGTGCGTAAACATTTACCAAAAGCCTGACCTGATCTTATTATATGGGTAACTGCGACTTGCCTAATATCAATATTCACTTGTTTAACCTTTCATTATATTATCGTATGGACTTGACATATATGTTAATATTTCCTAAATGCAATAGTGTCAATTTTTTTTTAAGGAGTTAAAATGACAGTGAAGGAAAAAACAGTGCAACAGTGCATGAGGATGAGAGAAAGTACGGTAGAGAAATTGGACTTTCTCAGCAATGTAACTCGCATTCCTAAAAGTGTTCTGACGGAGCAGTATATGCTTCACGGCAACTTGGAAGAGGATTTAGTTAAGTATAACTTTTCTAAGACAAGAGAGAGTGTCGGGCAAACTGAATGATATGGTTAATGGCAGGCAAAAAGGAGCTAGTTTTGAGCGCACCATATGCAACGCTTTACGAGACGATTTAAACGTAAAGACTGCAAAGAGAGACTTAGAGCAGTATAGGTCTGCGGATCGAGGCGACATATTAATTGACGATAATAGCTTTCCTTATGTGATCGAATGTAAAAGATACAAAAAGGGTAGCTGGTCGCAAAGCTGGTGGGATCAGGTTGATAAAGCAGCAAAGGCTGCAAATAAAGAGCCTGTCTTAGTGTACAAGTTTGATAGACAACCAATAAGAGTTGTGATGAGACTTGAACATTTGTTGAAAGATGGAACGGAGCATGGTTTAAAGGTTGAACTTGATTGGGATGCTTTTTGCTACGTTGCGAGAGAAAATTGGAACAGCTAAGAAAGGCTAAATAATGGCTAAAAAAGTAAGAAAATTAGATTTAGGCAATGGTCTGTTGGACCCTAATTTTTTTGTCATGAAGATTTATGATAAAGACTTTGAAGGTCTTCATATCGGTGATCAGGGTTTTATCCATTTTCACATAGATGATGTTGTTGCTTGGCAGGATATTCCAACACACTCATCAAATGATTATCGCACTCTTAGAGTATTTTTAAAAGGTGGTCTTAACGTCAATACGGCGCATAGGCAGGAGAGATATGATACTGTTTTGGCATTGCTTGAGGAACGAAAATGTCGTTCGTCTGAGGAGTAGTGAAGATGGAGCGTCCTAAAGATTTTTTTAGGCGAGACTTAACCAATGAGCAGTATCACGATAGTGACACTTATCCTCATTTCAGCTCGTCAGATATAAAAGAGGTTGTTAAAAATTCAGCCTTACATTGGGCTTTAAAGCAAGATGAGCCTAAAAAAGAACCGACAGAAGCTATGCTGTTAGGCAGTGCAGTTCATGCGTTTATTTTGGAGCCGCAAAAAAATGAATTTATGCGCGGCTTACCAAGTAAAATGCAACGAAAAGCATGGGCTGAAATGGAAGAAAAAGCTGCCGAAGAGGGTAAAATACTTTTAAAAGAAAGTACCTACGATCATGCTAAAAAATTAGCTGAGGTTGCGCTTCACACTAACACTGATTTGCAGGATTTTATAAAGCATAAAAATTTTCTGCCAGAGGTGAGTGTATTTGGTGAGTGTGAAAACACTGGCTTATCTATAAAATGCAGACCTGATGGTATGCTATTAGATAAAAAATTAAAAAAGGCGACATTAATGGATATAAAAACCACCACAAATGTCAGCCCAACAGGGTTTGCTAAAGAGATAAAAAATTGGAATTACGGCGTTCAAGCTGTGTTCTACATGAAATGCTGCAAATCAATAGGTTTGAATGTAGATCGATTTATCTTTTTTGCAGTGTGCAAGGAAACAGGTATCTGTACAAAGCACACACTAAGCGAATTGTATTTGAAATATGCTGAAAAGCAGATGTTCAAAGCAATGGCTGAATTACTTGATGCTCAAATATCAGGTAAATTTAGCACTGGCTGGCCTGATGAAAATGTTATTCATTTGCCCAGCTATCTCGAAGATGAAGTAATGGAAGAAATGTAGAAAGGTTAAAATGATACATAAATTAAAAAAAGTTAAAGCTAGGTATCCAAAAATGAACCAACCTTATATCTGGAGTGATGCAGATAATAGGTACATAGGATGCGCGGCTGATGAAACTGGTGCTGCTTTTTATTGTGACGCATTTATTTCTGCGGAAGTTTATAACGATTTGCAGGAAAAGTGTGAGCAAGTTTGGAAAGAATTTTGCCAAAAGCGTGAGCAGGAAAATAAGCCGATCAAAGACCCTAAAAAGTTTAGGTTGCCTTTGGATGAGGATAATGAGGGCAGGGGTTATTGTAAAATGAAGCTGCCCACATATGGCGAGGAAAAAACTGTCGTTAGGCAATGGGATAGCGCTGGGGAGCGTTTACCAAAAGATTTTGCCTTAACAACGAACAGCACAATACATTGCCAGTTTTTGATTAAAGGCTATAAAAACGGCTCACAACAGGGTTTAACGCTTAAGCTTACTGACATACAAGTCATTGAGCTAGCTGAACCTATGGAGCGCCCATCGCCGTTTGAGGCTGAAGAAGGTGGGTTTAAAGCTAGTGACGCACCTAATGGGCATCAGGTTAAAACTGATGATGATGAGGAGCCTGAGCTTGCACCTAACAAGGGTGAAATGAAGAAGTCGGATGATTCGGATGACTTCTTTGATGATCAAATACCCTTCTAAAATCACAAAAAAAATAGCCCCACTGTTAAAGTGGGGCTTTATTAGTTTGACCTACAGAAAGGCTAATAAATGTAGGTCTAGCAGTTAAAATAAATATCCATGCGGAGTATCCAAAGAGATGGTACAATATCTAGATAATAATAACAAGTCATATACAGCATATTGGTCAGAGTATGCTGAAGGCATTATTCGAGCTTTAGAATTAAAAAAAGTCAGTCCAAAAGAATATCACGGAGCTTGTCCTTGTTGTGGCGGTAAGGATAGATTTTGGATAAGTGAGTTTCATGGGGAAATTCGTGTTAATTGCCGCAAATGTGAAGATTTTGCTGGTATTACAAAAAATTTAAGGGATCAGGGATTGTTACCTAAGTTTGAGCCACAAAAAAAAGAGGACTTTAGTAAAGTGCCTAAGTTTGATGATGTGCATCCGTACTTATCGCTTAAAAAGATTAAACAGCATGGAGCTAAAATTGATAATGGTAGGCTAAAAATACCAGTTATAGATAAAAACGGTGATATAAAAGGTTACCAGTACATCGATGGGCAGGGTCAAAAGAAGTTTAACACTGGTCTGCAATACAAAGGATGTTTTCATGTTGTTGGTGGCGTGATTAAGGATAAAGCCTATATTGCGGAAGGTTTTGCGACTGCTGCTTCAGTATATGAGGCAACATCAGTGCCATGCGTTCATGCATTAAATGCTGGTAATGTTGTAAATGTAGTTAGCGAGTTAAAATCGGTAAAACCAGAAACAGAATTTACTATAGCTGGTGATAATGATGAAGCTGGTTTAAAAGCGTGCAATAAAGCTAAAGAAGAACATGGTGTTGATTTTGTCGTTCCTAAAAGCAAGGGATTAGACTGGAATGATGTTTGGGTAGCTAGAGGAAAAGAGTTTTTAATTAAAGCTTTACGACCACAAAGCATTTTAGATGAGGTTGTATTTCCAGATCAAGCTGTAGCTCAAACATCGTTAAATTACATTGTTAAAGGCTGGCTAAGTGAAAACAGTATGAGCATTGTATATGGCGCAAGCAATGTGGGTAAAAGCTTCTTTTGTATGGATATGGCTTATCATATTGCCGCTAACCAGCCTTGGCTGGGCAATAAGGTTAGAGGTGGAGCAGTATTATATTTGCAGACAGAAGGTGGTCAGGCGTTTAACACACGTTTAATTGCATTAAGAAACAAGTACAGCGATTTTGAAGACGTAAATCTTGCTGTCAGGGCTGCACCAATAAATCTTTTTAATAATGAAGATGACATGGCTAAGGTAAAATCGTTAATTGAAATAATTGGTAAAAAATATGAACCAGTTAAAGTATTGATCGTGGATACTATATCTAGAGCCACTCAAGGTCAGTTAGATGAAAATAGCAATTCCGACTTTGCAAAATTTTTAACAAATTTAGATATTTTGAGATCGGAAACAGGTATACACGTTATGCTGGTTGGTCATTCAGGTAAAGACCCGTCAAAAGGGTTAAGAGGTAGCTCGGCTCAAAAGGCTGGCACTGACACTGAGATAGAAATAACCAATAATGAAGAAATTGGTTTAAGAACGGCTAAAACCACAAAACAACGTGACATGGAAATAGGTAAAACAATAAATTTTTTACTTAGTCGTGAAGTTTTAGGTCAAGATGAAGATGGTGATGACATTACTACTTGCACGATTCGTGAGCCGACTGATGAAGAGCTAAAAGAGGCTAAAAGGGAAAAAATTTCTGGCCCTAATCAAGTTATGTTTAAAGAAGTATTTTATCAGCTTAGAGGTGAGAATATTGGAGGTAAAAACCCATCAGGCGCTGGCTGGCCTAAAGGCGGTGCTTACTGGTGCATTGAAAGTGAAACTCTTAAGGATCATTTTAAGGGTAAATTACCCGATCATGCCAATTCATCATCAGCTTACAATCAAACGGTAAAATCAATGGTTAAAAAGGGCCATATAGCCATAAATGAGGGTAAAATATGGTTTTGCGATAAAGAAGGTAAATATGAGGAGCCTAATAATCCATTTTAATAATTATTAAGTTTAAAAAACAATAACTTATAAATGCAATTATTAAGCATTATTAAGAAAACGAACATAAATTATTAAGCTTATTTAATTATTAAAATGCCTATAGGCATTAATAATAAATAATATTAATGTTAGGAAATAAATTGGACTATTCAAATTGGTTAAAAGAAAAGTTAAAAAATGGTTCTGCTAAAGAATTTAAAAAAGGAACCAGTAAAATTAAATTCTTGCAGACGTTTGAGCAAAAATTGGCTAGCATCAATACTGAGGATGAATTGTATGGTTTTGCTAACCGTAGGCGAGTGCTCGGTATTAATCTGCCTGAATGGAATGAAGAACAGGTAAAAGCGATAAAATGGCGTTTAATGGAAATACGAAAGAACCGTTAAGGTGGGCTGTATACGATGATGGGCTTAGGGTCTATTATGAGGGCGCACTGATAGGGATAATAGAAAATGATGAGCTACACCACCTGAGCGCGGAAATACTTAACCTGTTGCGCTGGAAACATGGCAAGGGCGCAAAAAAAAGCCCTGCCGAAGCAGGGCAAGTTTAACTCAAGGAAAGGTGAGTTTATTTTTTAATCATCATCCACAAAGCTAGTGTAAATACGAAATTCAGCGTCCTCAGAAAAAGCATGAGATACAGTCTCATATTTTTCTATTTCTCTTTCTGGATAGCCGAACTTATTTAAAATGGGTTTGCCGTTTTTGTGTTTTTTCTCGCGCCAAACTGGCTCTTGAAATTCAATCCAAACATCGTCAAAGTCATCAATTTTGAACTCTATTTTTTTCTTTTTTAAATGCTCCGTAATAGCTTCCATCACCTCACTTTGCCATAAAGTTATCTGCATTATAATTCCCCTTCATCCTCATCAACTGTTAAATTAAGTTCGATATCCTCAATATCGTGGCTAGTGTTCCTCATAAGCTTATAAACAGCTTGCTCTATCTCCTTATCGCTTGGAACGTGCGTATTTGGTAAATCCAAAAAGTTATAATCGACAACAAAGGTAAAATGCACCCCTATGTCAGGCATATAAAAATCAACTGATATATCACCGCTAATCAATGTCTATTCCTTTCTCTAAAATAGCTTCTGATTCAGCAATAGCGCTGTCGAATAAGATTTTATCTCTTATCAATTCAGCTAGATGCAGTTCTTTAGCAAAGCCAAGTATCTCAACGTGTTCACTTGCCTTTAGCTGGTCATGGATAGCCCACACGCTTATCTTGTTAAGATTGTTTATCTTAACGACTGCGAAGCCTACAGGCTCAAGCTTCAATTTTTCTAAAATACTAATCAATGCATTTTCCTTTTTTCTTTATCGCGTCTAATTTTCGCAATTCGCTTCAAACACATAGCGTAGGCGACAAAAAGATTCTCGATCTGATCATCGTCTAAAACGTGATCACCAGTTCGCCAATCAATTAAAGAGTAAGACTCAATATCGCCTGCGCTATCAGTGTTACCGTAAATCGCATAATTTAGCGGTAAATCGTAAAGCTTCATTTAACGGCCTTAATCAGTCCGTTTTCCATTGTAACGGCTGCGAAAAACTCGCGCTTATAACCTGTTAAGTGAGGCCTGTTGCACACTGCAAATTCACCATCAGGCGTGTACTCATTGCCGAATAGTGAAGTCTCAGTGTAGTTTAAGGGCTTGCCGATATTCTCTTTAAGCTCCTTTTTAGTCGGGTAGTGCGCTATCATCATGTTTTAGCCTTTCTTGCTGTTGAAATGATATTGAATGCCAGCCTAGGTAAAAGGCTGGTCATCAATAGCATTATAAAAACCAATCTATGGCAACCTCATCGCCAGTTGTCGGGCAGTTATAAAAACCATCTGCGCCTATATCACGCGGAAAGTCCTCTTTTAAAATTCTGAGAAAATCTTTTTCATCCTTAGCTCGGATAATACCAAAGCTAACGCCATATTCAGCTTCAAGGTAAAATTCATATTTTTGCATCTGCAATCCTTTCTGCGTAGCAATAAGCTTTTTCAATAATTCTGGGCAAATGCTTTGCCCCAACAAAACGCTCAACGTCAGGCCAATAGTCGCTGTCCTCTTGATCGTCAGGCACGCCCAGCCATAGCCAAGTATTTACAAAATCCCTATCAGAATTAAGCAAAGCAACCTCAACTAAACCGTCATGAACTTTTTCGTTCATCTCAGGAACAACGGATAAAATGTATCCGTTGCTCAACCTTAACTTTATACCCCTCATCGTGCATTCCTTGCAGTGTAATTTTTAACAGCACTTAAAAACTTAGCGTTGGTTTTTTCGGGTGTACCTTGCCAGTGTGTCACCCAGATTGAACGATCATTTAAAAACCCAACAAAACGGCAACGCTTGCCCTCAGTGCCACAGCGCAACCATTGACCGCGCTGTAGCTTGATTTGACCGCTTTTAATAGCGTTTTGAACGCTAGGCTTCCAGATATTTAAAGTCGGTAAATATCTCATTGTGAAGCATCCGTCACTTTAACCTTAACAACCTTCAAATCAACGGCGTTTGTTGTTTCTGGGTCAAGGTCTAGATCACCGCATAAATCAGCCCATAAATTGGGGTGTAAAGGGTTGTTAACATCCTCACGATGCAAAGAGATTAAACGCCCATGATAAAAGAGCTTTTCATCTACAGTATACATTTAGCCTTTCCTTTTCTTTTTGGTGTGACAGTCAGCTACTTGAGGTTTAATCACTAATCATATTAATTTGCTATAATACAAACAGTCCTTAACGAGCTTCACTAACTGCCACGATTCGAATTGTACCATGTTTAAAATGATATCTCAAACATTTACTTGATATCAGATAAACAGGGGTAAAATGAAAATAAGAGCCAGCACTAAAGCTCTCGATACAGTGTACCAAATAATTTCTCTATTACTCATTTTTAGCCTTTCCTTAGCTGTGAGCGTCAAAACGACACTGAATGCCAGCCCTAAGCTAGGGCTGGTCATCAGTAGCGTTTAAGCTAGCCTGAGCGTGCCTCCTGAGCTTCCTGAGCCTACACCGCGATTCAGGCTTGCTCTATTGCCAGCAGCGCGGCCAGCAGCACCAGCGCCACCGCTACCAGCGTTGCGGCCTGAACCCTTGCGAATACTTGGAAACATTTTGCGCCATGCCTGAACCCTTTTATTATCAGCTAAAACGATTAAATCCGTTCCAGTGCTAGCTTGCTCTTTTACTTGCTCTCTCTCAGCTTGTGCCATTTCTTTTAATCGTTCACTTATTCGAAAACCCATAGCATTTAAAAAGTTTGAACGTATCGATTGCGGATGATGACGCATTCTTAAATCTTGGTATTCCCATTGCAATTTAAATTGTGCGAATTCCTGATCCATTGTCGCTTTGATCAAGTTGATCATATACAAAGCATTTTGCACCTTATGAGGTTCACCAAAAACTGAAACATTTTTGACTTGGTGAGGATGAAACAAAATTTGAACTTGGCAAAATTCTTTAATACCATTGAACGCACATGATACTGGATGCCTACGTTTACCAGCTTCAAAATAATGAATTTCAAAGTCCATTTCCTGAACGTCAAGCTCGGTTAAGGTTACGTTATACTTAGCTTGCAATTCGCTTAGTTTTTTAGCGGCAAGCATTGCCTCAGCTTCACTGCATCCGTTTTCAATGGTGCGTTCACTGAACATTTTCATTCTGTTTAGTATTTCTTTTTTATCCATTAGTAAGCCTTTCCTTTTTGTTTAACAGATAACCATAAACTTTTAGTAAGCTTATGAAATGCCAGCCTAGCTTGTAAGCTGGTCATTAATAAGCTCAGTGAGTTTGAAATATGACAGGTTTTTGAGCGACCCAACAAACCGCACAATCAGCACATGAATTTACTTGTCCCGTTTGTTCAGGGCAAAGTATCGCTTCTTTCCTTTCTATTGCTTCTTTTGACCTAACATCATCAAAACTATTTGCAGAAAAATTATCGTCAAAATTGCCGCTAAACCTAACGGCAAAACGTCCGTTTGCATTTTCTCGCAAGCTTAAGATTGCTTGACCTATTGAGCGCTCAAGCTTGTCATTAGCGTTGGGCTGGTTGGCTGTATATCCATAAACGTGCAAAGCTGGAAACTTGCCTAACCAGCTTGCCCATTTAGCAACATATGAAACGCTGTAAAAATCGCCTAATATATGTAACCTAACTAAAAAGCCTTTAGGATGTTTACGCTGCAATTCGGCAAGCTCAGTTTCTAGCATTGCCTCAAGTGCTGCTCCAGCCTGGTAGCGGTAAGCGTATCTCATATGATTGCCGTAGCAATCCAGCCAGTGAACGCATGACCTAGGGCAAGTTGCACGCTCTTCTAAAGTTAACGTATAAATTGGATAGCCTTTATAATGTCCTTTTCTGACTTTTTTACCAAGCTTGGCATTTGTAGACTTTTTAATAAGTCTTTCACTTTTAGCCATTAAAGATTTATCAGCTGGTTTAACGCGATACTGAAATAATGTTTTTCCAGCGTTTGCCGCTATTTGGGTTTTAGTTAAAGTCATTAGTTAAACCCTCACTTTTTAGTTGGTCATTATCTTGTGGCGATAAATGTTGAAAATCGTCAAAAAAATCACGCTCGGAGTCTCGCTCTAATTTGTCTAAATATGCTTTAAGCATTTGGTATTTAGTTTGCATTTGTTAGCCTTTCCTTAGTTATGCAATTGGTATTAAATGCCAGCCTAAATATAGGCTGGTCATTAATATCAATATTAAACCCAAACTAATGTTGTTGGTTTAAGGAATATTTCGTTTCCAGTTTCATAGTTAGTACATGAATAATTGGCAAAACCATTTAACCAGCTTTTACGGTTATAATGGTTACGAATAAATTCGTGCTTGGCGTCCTTTTTACGTTTGAAAGAATGACCCTCTTTAACGTGCTTTAATAATACTTGTTTCACTTTTTTAGCCTTTCCTTAGTTTATGCGCGAATCAGTAGTAGCGCGGTTACACGTTCATTTTATCGATATCAATAGATATTAGCAAACATTTATATAATATTGATTAAATATTAGGCGATATTAGGTAATTGCTCACTGAGTAGGGTTAAAGCTTTTTTATGACCTAAACTATACAAAAGGAAATAAGGCTTATCAGAGGGCTTTATATTGGCTCTACGCGATTTTTGCCCATTTTTTGACTGTTTAGTATACAATTGTCTCGCATTGTTCAGATTGTGTTAAAAATCGACCGAGCAGATACTAAAACACAAGGTTGGGCGCGGGCGCACGCGAATATGCGATTTTTAAAACATTGGCAAGCTTTTGTTTTGCATTGTTTAAATAATGTTCAAATCAAAACAATGGTTCAACTTTGTTTAGCAATGTTTAATTAATGTTTAACTAAATACCTAACCCCATTTAAGTATTGCTTGGTACTTGTTTGAGCTAATGTTGAACAATAGAGAGCAATTGTATACAAACAAGATCATTTTTTTTGGACCCCCCCCATTTAAAATATCTGGCGTACCTATGCTATAACTACATTCCCACACAGTAGAATTTATGTTATAATATTTTTGGGTGTTGTTTAATAAAATTTTACCTCCCGAATTTTTTATTACGCTTTCTCGCAACACCCCCCCATACCCCCTCTTAGGAACTTAATAATTGTTAGGATTTTTAAAATCCTAAGTATTTTGCAGATATTTTATTAATATTTTAATATTTTCTATATTTTTAAGGGCTTTAATACTAGTAAGACATACCTATACTTAAGGTTAATTAATTATTAAAATGCCTATAGGCATTAATAATTATTAATTGTAGTATGTTGAACATAACTTTTGCGGAAAAAATATGGCTGGTAAACCAAAATTAAAAAAAGCTTTATCCGAACTTGATAGAAGAGGTGGCGTTGAAGCTTTGCAGAAAGAATTGTTAGCAGGCAAAACAATTCCTATGATTGCTAAAGAGCTAAATTTAGATCGCGGCTATTTTAGGCGTAATCTTATGAAGGATGAAAAGTATGGCAATGCTATACGAGAGATAGAGCATCAAGTTGCTGATGCTCATGCGGATGCTGCGTTTGATATGCTTAACGATATTAGAGAAAGGCGAGAGCTTGAGGTTAAAGAAGCCTTAAACGGTGATCGTGACGTTTCTGAGGGTAATGTTAATCAGGTTGATATTGGTATTGCGAAGGGTTTAGCGCAGCAACATAATTTTATAGCTTCATCTTTAAACAAAAATAGGTATGGTACAGGTAGTCAGCAAAATATACAGATTAATATTGGTGATTTACATTTGGATGCGTTGCGAAAAATGAAAGTTGTAGACCATGAATGACCTATCTCAAAACACGATGATAGAGTTTACCCAGCGTTATGCTAAAAAACCTACATTGTTTGTGAGAGAGGTGCTTGGTGTAGAGCCATTAGATTATCAAGCTGAGTTTCTTGAGGCTATTGCGTCTGGCAAAAGAAAAATTTCAATTCGTTCTGGACATGGAACTGGCAAGAGTACTGCTGCATCTTGGGCTATGCTGTGGTATTTTTTGATGCACTACCCGAATAAGGTTGTTGTGACTGCGCCAACTTCTAGCCAGCTATTTGATGCTTTGTTTGCAGAAATGAAAAGATGGATAAACGAGTTACCCCCAGCATTTCAGACGGTGCTTAATGTTAAGTCCGATAGGGTTGAGCATACTGCCGCACCGTCTGAAATGTTTATTTCGGCCAGAACTAGTCGTGCAGAAACGCCAGAGGCGCTAGCTGGTGTACACTCAGAGCATGTTATGCTGATCGTAGATGAAGCTAGTGGTGTGCCAGAGCAAGTATTTGAGGCTGCTGCTGGGTCTATGTCTGGTCATAATGCTACAACAGTTATGTTGAGTAACCCTACTAGGTCTAGCGGTACGTTTTTTGAAAGTCAAAACAGGCTTGCTGATAGCTGGTGGACGAGGCGTTGGTCGTGCATTGACAGTCCGTTGGTTAGTGATGAGTTTATCGAAGAGATGAAGTTACGCTATGGTGAAGAAAGTAATGCCTTTAGAATCAGAGTGTTAGGAGAGTTTCCTCAAGCAGATGACGATACAATCATACCGTATCACTTGGTTGAAAATGCAATACATCGTGATGTTGAGGGTGATGAAGACTTGCCGAGTGTGTGGGGTTTGGACGTTAGTAGGTTTGGCAATGACAAAACTGCTCTGTGTAAGCGGCAAGGTTCTATTGTGACTGAGGTTAGGTCTTGGTCTGGGCTTGATTTGATGCAGACTGTGGGTCGTGTTGTGGCTGAATATGAGGGTTTGTTGCCCTCTAAGCGGCCTAGAGAGATACTTGTTGATAGTATTGGACTTGGTTCTGGTGTTGTAGATAGGTTGCGTGAGCTAGAGCTACCTGTTCGAGGTATTAATGTTGCAGAAGCCCCTAGTATGGGCGCTACATATTTAAATTTACGCTCTGAATTGTGGTTTAAAACTAAGGGCTGGTTTGAAGATCGTGCTTGTAAGCTGCCAAAGGATGATCAGTTATTAGCGGAATTGACAGGTATTCGATATAGCTTTACGTCTAGTGGTAAGATGAAAGCTGAGAGTAAAGATGAGATGCGTAAGCGTGGATTAGCGTCACCTGACTTGGCTGATGCGCTTTGTTTAACTATGGCTAGTGATGCTGCAACAGCATTATCTGGGGCATTTTCTAGCTGGAAAGGCGAGATAAAACGTAATTTGCGTGGGATCGCATAATGTGGTATGTGTTTAAAAAAATAAAGGAGATAATCATGCCGATGGGTAAAGGTACTTATGGTTCTACAATGGGTAGACCACCTAAAAAAACGACTAAGAAAAAGAAAAAAGCTAAAAAAGCTAAGAAAAAATAATGGCTAAAGGTGTAAAGCATTATTTCCGAGATGGAACTGAGCATAAGGGCGCTATGCACAAAATGGCTAATGGTCAGCTTCATACTGGTAAGACGCATACTAAGAATAGTAAGCGTCTTTTTCATTTTAGCGAATTAAGCATGACTGCTAAAAAGAAAGCTAGAAAGAGAGCATAATGGCTAAAAAAGCTCGTAAGTCATCTAGCCCCAAGCCTAAAAATCCTGCTTTATATGCTAGAGTAAAGGCAGCAGCTAAGAAGAAGTTTAAGGTTTATCCTTCTGCGTATGCAAATGCTTGGCTGGTGCGTGAGTATAAAAAGCGTGGCGGCACTTATGCCTAGTAGAAAGCCTAAAGGTGGGCTGACTAAATGGTTTAAGGAAGATTGGCGCGATGTTAAGACAGGAAAGAAGTGTGGTAGAAGCGGCAAGAAAGATAAAGGTAGACCTTACCCTGCTTGTCGTCCTAAAAGCAAAGCAAGTTCTGCCTCTGCAAAGAAGGCGGCGAAACGTAAGACAGGCCCAGCTAGGATAAGTTGGAAAACAAAAAGAAAGAAGGGTAAGAAGTAATGCCATTTTCTAAGTACAGCAAAAAGCAAAAGAAACTGGCGGCTTTAGCTCCACCTCGTAAAAAAATAACAGGCGCAGATTTAAAGAAGTTAAGAAAAAAGAAGAAGGGTAAGAAGTAATGGCAAATGAAGAGCATATGCAGAGAGTTGAGGCTCACTATAGAGCTTTAGGCATGAAAAACCCACACGCAGCACATTTTGCTTCTATGAGAAGAGGCGGTGGTAGCAAAACAGGTGGTCCACTTGGTAGTGGAGCTAAAGCTAGGTCTGGAGGCTTAGGTTCTAATAAAGGTGGTTCTAGATATGAAAACACCTCTGCGGCTGATAGAAAAGCTGCTAATACTGATAAAAGCTTTGGTTACTTTGATGAGGTAAATAAGCGTTATGTTCCTGCCATTATAGATATGATTGATGGTGGTGGTAGAAACACAAGAGGCGATGAGTTTGTTGGTGGTCCTCTTAGCGGTGTATTAAATCAAATTGGCATTGATCCATATGGTTCACAGCGTGAGCGTATGTTTGTTAGCCCCAGCACTTCGCCTAATGTGCAAGGTGGATCAATTCCTAGACCGCAGATTAGACCTAGTAGAACTCCAGCTCCATCATATGCGACTATGGATATGGGTGAAGCTGGAAGAGGCTCTATGCCTGCCGATACACCATTACCTTATGGAACTATGAATATGGGTGAAGCTGGAAGAGGCTCTATGCCTGCCGATACACCATTACCTTATGGAACTATGAACATGGGTGAGGCTGGTAGAGGTTCTTTACCTAATCCTTTCTCTGGGCCATCTTATGATATGCCTACCGATCCAAGGGGGCAAATGAACATAGAAGTTGGCGCTGGTGTTCCTTTACCACCATCTCAAGCAACGGCTGATGAGGGTTTTAATAGATTTTTAACAATGGCTAGAAATGACCCAAATATGAGTTTCTTGATGAATGATTTGCCAATGGCTAAATCTGTATATGACAGAATGGTTGCTTCGGGAACTCGTTTTTAACAATGCCTCGAAAGCGCGAAAAAGCCATACCCAAAACGACTAAAGGTAAGGGTCGTAACTATAGGACGGTAAAAGAAGGCGCTGGCATGACCGCAAAAGGTGTTGCGGCACATAGAAGGAAAAACCCAAAGTCGAAACTAAAAACGGCTGTAACAAAAAAGAAAAATTTAACTGCAAAAGAAAAGGCTCGTAAGAAGTCTTTTTGCGCTAGGTCTAGAGGTTGGACAGGTGAACGTGGCAAAGCTGCTCGTAGAAGATGGAATTGTTAGATGGCTTTAAGTAATTACAATGATTTAAAGGCAAGTATAGCCGATTTTCTAAACAGAGATGATTTAACGTCAGTCATTCCTGATTTTATAAGTCTTGCAGAGGCTCAACTAAATAGAGAAATAAGACACTGGAGAATGGAAGACAGGTCTATTGCAACAATAGATTCTCAGTATACCGCTTTGCCAATAAACTTTCTTGAGCCTATAAGATTAGTAAAAACAACAGGAAACTTTCAAATATTAGAACTTGTCGGAGCTTTAGAAATATCAAAGTTAAGGCAGGCAAATGGTGATAATGTTGGCGTTCCTAGACTTTATACAATCTTAGATCAGGCTTTTGAGGTTTTTCCAGCGCCTGATGGTGATTATGTTCTTGAGTTAACTTATTACGAAGAAATACCAGAACTAGCTATAAATAGCACAAACTGGTTAATGACTTATTATCCCTCCGCATATCTATATGGTTCTTTACTTCATTCTGCACCATATTTGTCTGAGGGTAATAGAATAGCAGAATGGAGTGCATTGTATCAAAAGGCAATCAATGATATAAATGCGGAGAGTGAACGAGCAAAAACTGGCGGCTCTGGTCGCAGAATGAAAATAAGGAGCTACTAAATGGCAAGTTTTACTAAAGTGAATGACTTTGTGGTCAATCTAGCTAACGCTATGGACTTGGACAGCGACACGCTAAAAGTTGCACTTTGCAATACAGACCCAACTGCCGGAACAAATGCCGCCGCAGATGGAAACGGCGTATTAGCAAATGTTACTGAGATAAGCTACACAAACTTATCTGCAAGAACATTGCAAAATGTTACAAGCACACAGACAAGTGGAACGTACAAATTATCGGCTGATGATTTAGTTCTAACTGCATCTGGAGGTTCGGTTGCACCATTTAGATATGTGGTTGTTTATAATGACACACCGACATCTCCTGCCGACCCAATAGTGGGCTACTACGATTATGGTTCATCATTGACGCTAAATGACGGTGATACATTTACCATCGATATTGGCACAAATGGTTTGCTAACACTAACCTAAGAGGGGCTTATCATGGCAAAACTATTTAACAGAGCCAAGATGAACACCTCAACTACTGGCTCGGGAACCTTAACCCTAACGACAGCCGATACTGGTATGCAATCTTTTGCGGATGCAGGAGTTACTGATGGTGATGTTGTCCAGTATGTTATTGAAGATGGAACAAGTTGGGAAATCGGAACTGGTACTTATGGCGCAAGTGGTACAACTTTAACCAGATCACCAAGTGAAAGTAGTGGAGGTGGCTCCGCACTATCTTTAAGCGGTGGCGCAAAAGTATTTATAAGCTCCATAGCCAGTGACTTTGGAAAGCTGCAAGTAGACGGTGTTACAAAAATCCAAGCTGATAGTGGCGGCATAACTGTAACTGGTAATGTTGTTGTTTCTGGAAATGTGGACGGCAGAAACGTAGCAACGGATGGATCTAAGCTTGATGGGGTTTCTTCTGGTGCAGATGTAACAAATACAGCAATTAATGCGTTAGCAACTGAAACAAGTATATCTGGATCAGACGTAATACCAGTTATAACAAGTAGCGGTCTTAAAAAGGCAACAATAACAAATGCTGCATTGGTAGGACCGACTGGACCTGCAGGATCAGACGGTGCGACTGGACCTACGGGACCTACGGGGCCTACTGGAGCACGCGGACCTACTGGACCTACGGGCGCTCGTGGACCGACTGGACCATCTGGAACGCCAAGTACAAGCCATAACAGTGTAGGCTCTTATGCTTTTTTGAAAAAAGTTGGCAGTAGTACTTTAGGTTTTGGCAGCACCTATGCAGGAAGCGGCTTGAGAACAGCAGGATATCATACAAGAGGATCTACACACGGAATAACCATTCTTTATAATGCAGGAAGTACCCGTTCAGGAACATGGAGAAGCATGGGGCAATGTTCGGCTCATAACTCTGATTGGTGGTCAACGACAGTATTTGTGAGGATTTCTTGATGTCTACTCCTATTACAGAATATAGAAATGCAAAAATTATAAGTGAAGACGGTAGTCGAATTGATGTTGAAATAAACCATCCAGATCATGGATGGATACCATACACGCTTGATACATCCGATACTGATATGACGATTGATAACAGTGCGCTGTTGACACTTATTGGTTCTAATAAAGAAGCTTACGTTGCTCCTACAGCCGAAGAAATACTTGCTGAAAAAGAAAGAGATGTTAGGGAAGAGCGCTACGGCTTGTTGGTTGAAATGGACGAAATTCTTGCTAACCCACTTCGATGGGCTGCAATGTCTACCGAACAGCAAAATAGTTGGGCATCTTACAGACAAGCTTTACTAGATATTTCAGAGCAATCAGGCTTTCCTGATAATGTAACTTGGCCGACGAAACCAGATGTATAATGGATGTAAAAGAATTTGATTTACTAGGAACTCGTGCTTTCCAAATAGATAACTTCTACGATAACGCAGGGTTTATAATGGATATGATTTTGTCTGGTCCACCAAACCAAGTTATAACGGAGCATCCTAAACATGGTGACGAATTTTTTGATTTACGTCATCATAGGGAAGAGCCAACTCTAAAAAAGTATACTGATCAAGTAGTAGAGCTTTTAGACGATACTAACTTTTATGTTTACAAAGAAAATGGCGTTGACGTTTTAGACACCAATTTTATGCGTTGGAAAAAATCAGACTTTAACAATTATCAAGATAATTACTGGTTTCCGCATTTAGACGCAGGATGGGTTTGTATTATTTATCTTAATGAAGATGAAACAAATGGAACAAACATCTACGAAGATAAAAACGGTAGCATTTATAAATATGGCGGTAGAAAAACAGAAGAAGACCGTCATCCTTGGAAGCCTAAAACTGATTTTGAAATAGTTAATTATTTAACGCCTAAATTTAACAGAGGTTTTTTATTTGATGCCTCTAAAATACCTCATGGCGCAGCCGTTGATGATGAAACTTATTTTTATTACGAGGGTCAAAACAAATCTACAAAGCATAGACTTAATCAAGCTTTATTCTTTTTTCCAAGAGGCAGCCAATGACAACAGCAAGACAAAATTGGCAATGTTTTACAAGTAACCTGTCGGAAGAGCTTGTAGATAATATTATAAATTTAGCAGGAGAAACGCAAAAAGCGTCAACTTTCAGTAATAGTGATGAGAGCGTTAGGTCGAGCCGTGTTTGTTGGCTTACTCAACATGATTGGCTTAAAGATTTATTATTTGGGTTTGCTGATTATGCAAATCAAAATGCCTTTCACGTTAATCTGTATAATAAAGCTGACATTCAATATACTGAATACCATGCGTCAGAAGGTGGTCACTACGATTGGCACCACGACATAGATTGGAATAATTGTAATGGCGTTGACAGAAAATTATCTGTAACAATTCAGTTAAGTAATCCTCAAGATTATGATGGTGGAGAGTTTCAATTTCAAGAAACAGAAAACCCAAAATCAGAAATAAGTAAGCCTAAGGGAACAGTTTTAATTTTTCCTAGCTATCTGCAACACGCAGTAAGCCCAGTAACTAAAGGTGTTAGGAAATCTCTTGTAGCTTGGTTTTGTGGACCAAAGTGGCAATAGAAAGGATTAAAAAATGAGTATTGCAGGAGGACCAATAGGCGGCGCTCCATCTGGAGCAAGTGCTAATGTAAATTACTCACTAGCAGTCACAAACGGCACGTTTACCCTTTCTTTGCAAGGCGCAGGAAAGCTTATTACTGACATTTATCCAACAGGAACTTTTGTTTTAGATGGGCAAGCTGCCTCAGTTACAGCGCAAAGACCTGCAAATTTTGATACTGGGGCGTTTGCATACACAGGTCAAAATGTTTTATTTGATCAGAACTTTGGTCTAATTATAGATACAATTTATAATAATTCTCAATTCACATACACAGGGCAAGATGTAATCTTTGAGAAAGGCTTTGGCATGGTTTTAGCCAGTCAAGCATTTACGTTTACTGGTCAAAGCATAAACTTTACAAAACAAATGAATGTTGATTTAAGTAATGCAACATTCACACTTACTGGTCAAGACGCTCTTAAAGGCGTTGCTGAAGCTTTTGACCGTGGCCAATTTACTTACACTGGCCAAGATGCAACGCTTTTTGCTGGTAGATTTTTAAGGCCAGTGAGTGGTCAGTACAATTATACATTTCAAAATTTTAAAATAAGAGGCTGGTTAAGTCCTTCTTTACCACCAGCAATATGGACGGATGTAGCTTAACGTGCTACTTTTGCGTAAATAGGAGAAAAATATGGCTATTACGATAACCAAACCAACAATCGGCGGTAGTGAAGGAACTTGGGGCGCAACTATCAATACGGCGCTTGATACAATAGTTAACGCTGCTAACGGAACTTCTGGAACATTAGCACCAAATCTTACGACCGTAACAATAAATGGTGTTTCTAGTAGCGTAACGGCTCCAGAGCTAGATTTGTTAAGTAGTTTAAATACTGGTGGTAGCGTCGTACAAAGTTTTGTAATTGAAGATGGTGACGGCACAGAAGTTTCAGTTACTGACGGAAAAGAAATAAAGTTTGTCGAAGGTCATGGTATTGATATTAATTGGACTGACACTTCAGACGGAACAGATGCTGACCCTTACGATTTAACTTTTTCTCTAAAAACAGATATGCGGATAAACAGTAATACAGATGTTTATACTGGCAATAGTAATGATTACATTCATTATGATACTGATGTAGGTATGCGATTTTACACGGCTGGTGGCGAAGACATGAGGCTTACGGATGGCGGCGACTTGCACGTTGATGGCAATATAACTGCTTTCTCCACAACGGTTTCGGATCAACGTCTAAAGCATGACATTAATAAAATAGAAAATGCTTTGGATAAAGTATCTCAAATAAATGGTTATACTTTTACTTATAATGAAGATGGTAGGAACAGCGCCGGAGTAATAGCACAAGAAATAGAAAATGTTTTACCGAGCGCAGTAGAAAGTAAAAAATTAGTATTTAGTGGGCAGGAAGGTGTAGAATATAAAACGGTTCAATATGACCAAATACATGGCCTGCTAATTGAAGCAATAAAAGAATTAAAAGCCGAAATTGAGGAACTAAAAAATGACGCTACCGAGTAGTGGTGCAATAAGTTTAAACCAAATTCACGTTGAGGCAGGAGGCTCTAGCGGAACTCAAGCATCCTTAAATGATGCCGACATACGCGGTATGGTTGGCAAAGGCTCCGGCGCACAAAACAGATTTAATGACTATTATGGCGTTTCTGGAGCCGCGCCCGTCGCAACTTTCAAAGGACGCATACAAACAACTGGCAACGGGTTTCCTAATGGTACTGTTTCTTTAAGTTCTGGAACAAAGATAGTCGTGGTTACTTTGCAAATTCCTGGGTTTAAAAATACATTTTGTACATTAGGTGGCACAAGTATGACGCTCGCTGCAGATAGCTTCAATACCAATAGTAACCCTAATGGTAGTCATTCGTTAATTTATTATTTAGTAACTTCTGCATCTGGCAATCAATCCATTACTGGCAATGGCGGCAGTGGTAGGTCGGTGGGTCATATTTGGGAAATTACTGGATACGATAGTTCTACACCAACTACAGCCGTATTTTCTACAACTGCTGCAAACGCGGGTTCTAGCTTTAGTGAAACCATATCAGTTTCAACTCAGTTTAATGGCGTAACGATTGGGTCAGGACTTACCGAAGACACTATTACTAATGGTGTAACAGTAAGTAATTCTGACCAATTACTGCAAATTGATTTAGAAAGTGCTACCAATCATTATAGTTGGAAAGACGAAAATACTCCTTCAGGAACTAGAAGTTATGTATGTACGCAGGGAAGCGCTGGAACTAATGCAAGCCCTAATGGAACTTTTCACCGATTAGCAGTAGCACATTGGAAATAATATGCCTTTAGTACCATTAGATTTAAAAGCAGGTTTTTACAGAAACGGCACAGAATTTGATGCGTCAAACAGGTGGCGTGACGGTAGCCTTGTTAGGTGGCGCGATGGTTCTTTGCGACCTATAGGTGGATGGCAAAATTTAAAAAAAGGATTTTGTACAAATCCAATTAGAGGCGCACACGCTTGGGAAAGTTTAAACGGAACGGCATATTTTGCTGCTGGTAGCTACAACGAATTAACAGCAATGACAGGCGCAGGAATTACATATGACATAACGCCAGTCACAATGTCTAATGGCAGGGAAGATGCAGGACTTAATTTAGGTTTTGGTGGTGGGTTTTATGGAACTGGGTATTATGGAACACAAAGACCATCAACAGGAACTTATTCAGAAGCATCAAGCTGGTCATTAGATAACTTTGGACAGTTTTTAGTTGGTGTACATTATGACACTGGAACGCTTGTAGAATGGCAACTTGGCTCTTCAGCGGTGGCCGCACCTGTTACAAATGCGCCGTTAAATAATTTAGGTTTAGTTGTAACAGAAGAACGATTTATATTTTTGCTTGGTGCTGGTGGTGACCCTAGAAAAGTACAATGGTGCGATAAAGAAGCAAATACGGTATGGACACCAGCCGCAACAAATGAAGCTGGCGATTTTACTTTGCAAACAACTGGTCAAATTATGCAAGGTTTAAACACCAGAGGGCAAACACTAATTATAACAGATAGTGATGCGTTTTCCGCAAAATATCTTGGGCCGCCATATGTTTATGGATTTGATCGCGTCGGTACTTCTTGCGGAGCTGTTTCTCGAATGTCAGCGGTTGACACTGACATGGGTGCGTTCTGGATGGGGCAAAAAGGTTTTTTTACATTTGATGGTAACAGTGTGAAAGAAATACCTTGCGAAGTTCACGATTACGTTTTTGACGATATAAATGTAAATCAACAGTCAAAGATATGGGCGTTTAGTAATACCGAATTTAGCGAAGTTTGGTGGTTTTATCCGTCTGCAAATAGTTTAGAGATAGATAGATATGTTGCAGTAGATTTGCTTGAAAATCATTGGCTTATAGGTAATTTGTCACGAACTGGTGGTGTTTCTAGGGGTGTTTTTAGAACACCAATAATGAGTGGTGAAAATTCTGAAAGCATAACTTATACTGTAACAGTCGTAGGTGGAAACCCTGCTAATCACCCTCAGTATAACGTAGGTTCATCTAACAAGTATGCAATAAATGGCTCTACAGCTACCGATGACGTTGCTCTCACTTTTATCAAAGGCAATACATACCGATTTGACCAAAGTGACTCTAGCAATATTGGTCACCCTTTTAATTTTTCTACAACTGCAAATGGTACGCATAACGGCGGCTCTGTTTATAACACAAATGTCGTTTCTACTGGTTCGGCTGGGTCGGCTGGTTCGTATGTGGAGATAACAGTTACAGATAGCACACCGTCTAATTTGTTTTATTATTGTTCAAGCCATAATGGGATGGGGTGGAATATTTCTGTTATAGAGCCAGTTCAAGTTTACAACCATGAGCAAGGATTAAATTATGACAGCGGCGCTGTTTTTTGTGAAACTGGCCCAATATCAATAGGAAATGGTGATAATGTTATGTATGTTACGTCAGTTATACCTGATGAAAAAACTCAGGGTGATGTAAATATGACTTTTAAAACAAGGCTTCATCCCAATGGCTCTGAGTCAACATTTGGGCCATTTGTTCCTTCAAACCCTACGGATGCTAGATTTAGTGGAAGACAAGTTAGAATGAAGGTAGATGGAGTTAAGGCTGCAAAATGGCGTGTGGGAACAATGCGCTTAGAAGCAAGGGCTGGAGGTAACAGATAATGCCAGTTACTCCACCAGTGATAGGCACAGACATACGACAATGGGGCAGAGAACTAAATCTTTTTCTTAGCCGAAATTTAGGTAAGTTGTTTTTTAAACAGTCCGATGATGTTCCAGCCGATAACGGTATTTTCCTGTGGGATGAGGAAAGAAACTACCCAGTAGTTTCGGCGCAAAATGAATTTAAACAAGTGGCTATGAAGCAAACCACACCAAGCTCAAGTGTTGGCGCGGCTGGCGATGGAGCTGGGATGATAGCATGGGATGCAAATTATATTTATATTTGTACTGCTGCATATGATGGATCAACAGCAATTTGGAAGAGGGTAGCATTGTCTACATATTAAATGCCTAAAGATACACAAGTAAATGAATTAGAAAGATGCCGCCCTTGGATAGAGGCGGCTTTGGAGTATTCTGGTGGTACTCATAGCTTTGAAGATGTGGCAAAAGGTATTCTTGAGGGTAATATGCAGTTATGGCCTACTCCAAGGGGGTGCATTGTGACAGAAATTGTGGTATATCCTAGAAAAAAGGTGCTAAACGTGTTTTTAGGCGGTGGTGAGCTAGATCAGTTGTTAGATATGCATAATGATGTTACAGATTGGGCAAAAAGCTATGGATGTGAGGCTTTGAGTATTACAGGCCGTTTTGGATGGAAGAAACCCTTAAAAGCGCATGGCTGGAAGCCATTACACGCTTCGTTTCAAAAGGAGATATAAGATGAGTGGCGGCAAAGGCGGTAGCAGAAGTAGATCAACAGAAATACCAGCGTACATTGAGGATGCGGCTAAATCTAATTTAGCTCTTGCTGACAGAATATCTAACATAGGTTATACGCCTTATTATGGACCAGACGTTGCTGCATTCTCTCCAATGCAAGATGCCGCATTTCAAAATACACAAGATGCAGCTTCAGCCTTTGGAATGAATACAGGTGCAGGACAATTTATGCCTGCTCCGACAGAATTTGCTGGTGGTGCTATGGGTTATTCTTCTGCACCTATATTTGAACAATCTGTAGAAAACTTAGCTCAGTTTAGGCCAGCGCAAAGTCAATTTATGGATACATTCTTTATGGACCCTGTTACAGGTGAGGCAGGAAGTAATGCTGCCCCATTAGGAAATGCAGAAAGCTTTACTCCTACAAGTTATACAAATACTTCACCACTAGGGGTCCAACCTATATCAAGAAATGCAATGATGAGGGGTAAGTAATATGGCAGGCGCAGCAAATCCAGCAATGACAATGAACCCCTTTCAAGGGGCTGCACAAGCAACAATGGCAGCAGGACAGGCATTTGCAAATCCAAATGTAAACCAATTTATGAACCCATACCAGCAACAGGTGGTCGATGCTACAATTCGTGATGTAGGCAACGCAGCGCAGATGGGTTTGAATAATATAGGCGCACAAGCACAAAGATCAGGTGCTTATGGTGGTTCAAGGCAGGGTGTTATGGAAGCTGAGGCCTTAAAGGGCTTTAACCAACAGGCTCTTGATCAAGTCTCAAGATTAAACCAACAGGGCTTTAATAACGCTATGAACAATGCGTTTAGGTCTGCTGCTGGGTTGCAAGGTATAGGTTCTCAAGCGTTTAACATGGGGCAAGCTATTAATCAGCAACAAATGCGGCAAGGAGCTATGCAGCAACAGCTAATGCAAAATCTTATTAATGCAGGAAGAAATCAATATAATCAGTTTGCCGCTGCCCCAACTAATAAGCTTGGTTTGCCACTTGCAGCTTTGGGGGCTTCTCCGCTTCCAGAAACTCAAGTAACTGATAGACAGCTTGGGATAATGGATTACTTAACGGCTGGCGCACAAATATACGCTGGTATGCCTAGATTTTGAGGTGACATATGCTACCAAACGCTTTTAACCTTCAGCAAGATGATGATCGTGATTTTAGACCTGTAGCAGCTGCTCTTGCCAAGGGTTTTAACACTCTTAGGACATTTCCAGATCAACAACTAAACGCTGATTTGCAAAACGTCATGCAGCAACAGACTGCAAGAAAGGGTAGAAACAAAACTATAGAGCTTCTAAAAAGCTTTGGTACACCTGACATGGATAGATTAGCTGCAATGGTTCAGTCAGGTGGATTAGGTGCAAAAGATGCTTACAGCCTAATGTTTAGCATGGAAGCAGAACAAAGAGCGGCTGATCGAGCAAAAACAGCGGCTGACTTGAAGTATAGTAGAGATTTAAAACTTGCAGAGCTTAGGTCTGGCGGTACAGGCACTACTAGATATAAAAATGCTATTGCCGCAGGGCTTATACCAAAAACCCCTGAGTTTGAAAGGTTTATGCTTACAGGTAAGATTGATAACAGCTTTGAGGCTGAATATCGTAAGACACTTACTAAACCGCCTGCTGGTCAAGATTATGAGTTTGTTTATGATGACACTGGTAAATTTCAAAATGTAAGACTTGTTAATATTGAAGGTGGTAAGCAGGAAGAAGAAGCCAGCAAAGAAGATCAGGCAAGGATTGCAACATTTACCAATCAATCAAGGTCTGGAAGAATAGTTCTAGAAAACATTGATAGAGCTATTGAAATAGCTATGGGAACATCAATGGCTACAGGTCTTAGAGGCCAACTTCTTCAAAACATAGGTGGCACAGAGGCTAGAAACTTAGCTAAGACAATTGAAACAGTTTCAGCCACAATTGGTTTTGATAGATTGCAAAGAATGAGAGATGAAAGCCCAACTGGTGGCGCACTTGGTCAGGTAGCTGTTCAGGAACTTGAAGCACTAAGGGCAACAATGGGTAGCTTAGATATAACCCAAGATAGGGAAATTGTGGTTAGAAATCTTCAAAGAGTTAAGGGTGAATATATTACCTCAATGAAGCGAATAATTGATGCTGCAATTATGGATAATGAAAAAGGACTTAAAAATAAATTTACAGGCAAAGTGGTAAGTCCATATGATTTCTTTTCTCAAGCAGAAGTTGATATGATTTTAGGTAATGATGTTGAAACAGGGCAAGAAGGGCAAGCTTCTAATGTTACTGTTATAGACGGATATACCATTGAGCTAAGTGAGTAATTAAATGCCAACATTTAACATTACAGCACCAGACGGTAAAAAATACAAAGTAAGCGGCGATAACGCCCAAGGCGCTCACGCAGCGTTAATGAAGATGCTGGGTGAAGATGTTGGCGTTGTAGAAGATGCAGCAAGGTCTTTTGGTAGTGGTGTTGTAAGAGGTGGTATAGGTTTAGCAGCTTTACCAGAAATGGCCTTGAGAGGCGCTGCTAGATTAGGGCAGGAAGGTTTGCAAGCTGTCGGCCTTATGGATGAAGGTAATGATATACCTGTATTAGAAACAAAAATAGGTAGAGGTTTAAGCAATCTAACATCTCTTGATGACTATGAAGCACAAACAACCGCAGGAAAATATGCAGGCACTGTAGGCGAGTTTATTGGCGGTACAGGTGCATTTGGTGCGGCTGGTAAGGGTGCTAAAGTTTTAGGAAAGGCATTAGCAAAAAATAGGTCAAACCTTCCTGCTACTGCAAATGCTGGAGCGACAACGCAGCAAGCTATTGGCGAAGGTTTACAAAAAGCAGGCCAGCGTGTTCAGGATTTAGGTGTTGGTAGAGGTGTTGGCGGAGCGCTAGAGGCTGGAAAGACAGCGGCGATAGCTGGCATAGGTAGTGAGGCCGCTGGTCAATTGACTGAAGGAACAGCCGCAGAGCCAGCCGCAAGAGTTATCGGTGCTTTTTTAGCTCCAATGGCTGCAACAGGTGTTAAAAACAAAACATTAGCAGCTTTTCAAAAGAGAGCTATGGAGAAGCCTGCCATAGAAACAGCCAGAGATGCATCTAAAGCATCTTATAAAGCATTTGATGACGCGGTTGCTGAAATGACCGCTGGCGGTAAATTTATAAACATGGATGACGTTGTAAGAAAAGTTGAAGATTCAGTCTTTCGTTCTGAAGAAGGCGAAAGATTATTTATGGCTTATACGACTAGGCTTGCTGGCAGTGAGTATGTTGATGCGGCAAGACAGGCAATAATTCAACACACTGGTAAAAGGTTTAACTTAGCTCAATTAGATAGTTTAAGATCTGGAATAGGCGCTCTACATAAGAAGAGTGGATATGATCCAAGAGTAGGATTTATAAAGGATCAGCTTGATGATATTATAATGAAAACGCCAATTGACAATATAAACCCTAATAATCTTCCAGTTAGATTTGGAAGTACACCAAATGCTAGAAGAGAAACTCTTGAAGGTTTAATTAGAACTGCAAGAAATGATTACAGAAGGCTTAAAAAAATAGAGCTTTTTGAAGAGGTTATGGGAACCGCAGGCAAGGCAGAACTTACTGCGGCTGCTCAAGGGTCTGGTGGTAATATTGTAAATTCATACAGACAAGCAGCAAAGCAGATATTAACAAATAAAAGAATGAGAGATCAGTTTGATCCTCCTGAGATTGAAATGATGGAAGCTTTTGTTATGGGTAGGCTTTCTGATAATGCATTAAGATTAATTGGTAAGCTATCCCCTACTGGAAATGGTCTTATGCAGGCTTTAAATATTGCTGCAATAGCAACAAATCCTGCTTTTGTTGTAGGAACAGCCGCTGGGTTTGGAGCAAAAGCCGCTGGTGATGCCTTAGCTAGATCAACTGTAAATAGAATTAGAGAAACAATTATGTTAGGCGCAAAACCTAAGCAGAAAATAAACATAACAGACCAAGAAATTAGGCAACTTATTGGTTCGGCAGCAAGCATAGAGGGCGGCTAAATGGAACTTAAAGCTAAAACAGAAAGTGAAATAGAAAGTATTGTACAGGCTGCTATTGATGACGCTGTAGACTTTGTTGAAAGCGAAATATCGGAAGATAGGATAACTGCTCAAAGATACTACGATGGTGAAGTTGACATAGGCTTTGAGGATGGGCGTAGCAAAGTTGTTGCAACTAAAGTTCGCGATGTTGTGCGTGCGGTTAAGCCTAGCCTGATGCGTGTGTTTTTAAGTACTGCTAGACCTGTAGAGTTTATGCCTCATGGCGCAGAAGATGTGGCAATGGCAGAGCAAGCGACTGATTACGTTCATTACGAGTTTCAGCGCAGCAATGGTTATAGGGTGTTGAACGATGCGTTTCACGATGCGCTAATTAAAAAACAGGGTATAGTCAAAGCTTACTGGGAAGAAATGCCCCAAGCAGAAATATATACTTACACAAACCTATCTGACGATGAGTATACATTTCTAGTGCAGGACGATGATGTAACAGTTTTAGAACATACCGTTGAGCAGGAAATGAGCATGAATGAGCAAGGCGTTGAGGTTGAGATGCCTGTTCATTCTGCAAAGGTATCAAGAAAAATGTATGCTGGTTGCTTAAAAATAGAAAGCGTACCTCCAGAAGAATTTTTTGTAGATAGAAATTGCAGAACCCTAGAGGATGCTCATGTTGTTGTTCATAGAACAGAAATGAGAGCAAGCGATCTTATAGCTATGGGGTTTGATGCTGAAGAAGTTTTAAAACTTGATAGTTTTGATGCAGGCACAGAAATGACTGAAGCCGAGCGAACTGAGAGACAGGGCTATACAAGTGATTTTAATGAAACAAGCTCTGATCCATCTATGAATCAAGTTACTTTAACAGAAGCTTATATGCGGATGGACGTTGATGGAACAGGGGTTGCTGTGTTGCATAGATTTCTATGCGGTGGAACTAGGTACAAACTGCTAGATTATGAGTTAGCAGATGAATTACCTTTTGCAAAATTTGAAGTAGACCCAGAACCACACACGTTCTATGGCAGAAGTATTGCTGATCTAGTTATAGATGATCAAGACGCAGCAACCTCTATTTTGAGAGGTATATTAGACAATGTAGCTATGACTAATAATCCTAGAGTTGGTATAGTCGATGGCGCAGTAAATATAGACGATGTTTTAAACAATGAGATAGGCGCGATTGTTCGTATGAGGCAGGCAGGCGCAGTGCAGGATTTAGCTATTCCATTTACAGCAGGGCAGACGCTAGGCGCACTAACCTACTTAGACCAGCTTGTAGAGGGCAAGACAGGCGTTACTAGGGCCTCTATGGGCTTAGACCCTGATGCTATGCAGTCTACAACTAAGGCCGCTGTGCAGGCCACTGTGCAAGCAGCAGCAGGGCAAGTAGAGGTGATGGTGCGAAATCTAGCTGACGGTGCTAGAGACTTGTTTGGCTTAATGTTGAGATTGCTACAAAAGAACATGGAAGATGGCGCTATGATGCGTATGAATGGGCGTTTTCAACCTGTTGATCCAAAAGCTTTTGATATAGATATGGACATAAGCATTAATGTGGGGCTTGGCACTGGCAGAGAAGAGGAGAAAATGAACGCTCTGGCTATGGCTCTGCAACAGCAGACTATGGTTTATCAAACTTACGGCCCTATGAACGGCTTGGTATCGCTAACAAACATTAGAAATACTCTTTCTGATATATTAGCGTCTAGCGGTATTAGAAATGCAGACCGTTACTTCGCGCCAATTACACCAGAGATAGAGATGCAACTATTGCAGATACAACAACAGCAGCAAGCCGCACTAGCAGGGCAAGGGCAAGCGCAAGACCCTGCAACAGCTATGGTGCAGGCTGAAGCAATGAAGGCGCAAACCAAAGCGCAAGTTGATTTGCAAAGAGCGCAGATGGATGATGCTAGAAAACGCGAAGAAATGAATATGCAGGATGATCTTAGAAGAGATCAAATGGCACAAGATTTATATGTTGATGCCGCTAAAACTCTGGGTCAATATGGTTCAGCGGTAGATATAGCTAGGATTAAGGCAGAGCAAGATAGAGAGCGGCAGATAAACGACATGACCGCTAGAGCAGCAGGGTTATGACAACAGAAATAAGAATAGCGGCAGATGATGCTGAGAGATTAAAAAACGATACTGCTTTTACGCAGTTTGTTGAGGATGTTCGTAATGAGCAAATTAGGCTTTTTACGACTAGCGCGGCTCAAGACGTTGAGCAACGTGAAGAGGCGCACGCAATACTGCGTGCATTAAACAAGATCGAAGTGCAGCTTGACGCTGCAATAGCAGCAAAGACACTTTTAGATCGTAAAGAGTAGAGGACAGTACCGTGGAAACGACTGACAAAATAGAAAGCGCGATTGAACAAATCATAGCGCCAGCGCAAGAAGAAACAGGCGAAACTAATCAAGTTGAGGAAGAAACATCTGTAACTCCAGAGGCTGAAGAAGCTGAAGTGGAAGCAGTTGAAGAAACCGATGAGCTTGATGAATTAGAGGTATCTGATGAGGAATTATTAGATGCTGATATTGAAGCAACTGACATTGAAGAAGAAACTGTCGAGCCAGAGTATTACACCGTCAAAACAGATGGTAAGGAAGAAACGGTAACAATAGATCAGTTAAAGCAAAGTTATTCAGGTCAAAGCGCAATAAACAAAAGATTTCAGGAAGTGGCTGAAATGCGAAAGCAAATTGAGCAAAAGACTTCTGAGGTCTTACAACGTGAGCAAATGGTAAATTATCTTTACAATCAGTCTCAACAGCAAGGCTTTATATCACCACCTAAGCTGCCAGATCAGGCTTTAGCTGAGAGTGATCCTGTTTCTTATATGGAGCAGAGGGCTAAATATGATGCTGATTTACAAAGTTACCAGCAGCAGCAGATGCAAATGCAGCAACTACAAGAACAGCAACAAAGGCAAGCTGATGAACAGTACCAGTCTTTTGTTGCAGAACAGGCTGAAATAATTAAAGGCAAAATTCCAGAACTGGCTAATCCAGAAAAGAGTCAATCTCACTGGCAGTCACTTATGAATAGTGCCAAAGAGTATGGCTTTAGCGATGAAGAGATCGCAGCCACAGCCGATGCACGTTATATCCAAATGGCTAACGATGCTATGAAGTTTAGACGTATTGTTGCAAACCGCAAAAAGGCAGAAGCCAAAGGCAAGAAAGCCAAACCTGTTGTAAAAGCTGGTGCTAAGAAGGTAGCTGATCCAGAAGGTTCACTAAAGCGTAAGCAATTTGCTAAATTGCAAAAGACAGGTCGAATGGAAGATGCAATCGATCTAATATTGAAAACTTAGCATTAACAAAATGCTATAAGCCGTTGAAAGGAATAGATTAATGGCACAACCAGCAAATACCTTTGATAGCTATGATCAAGTAGGGATCAGAGAAGACTTGAGCGATGTTATCAATAACATTACTCCAGAGGCCACTCCGTTTCATAGTAAGTGTCCTAAAACAACAGCCAGCAATACGTTGGTAGAATGGCAGACTGATACGTTAAGAAATTCTGCGACAAATGCACATATTGAAGGTGACGCAACAACTGCACAAGCAGCTACTGCAACTGTTCGACTTAACAACCGAACACAAATCTTCAAAAATGCGGTAATCGTGTCTGACACTGATGAAGGTCTTAACAAGGCTGGAAGGCAGCGTGAGATGGCCTACCAAATTGTAAAAATTGCCAAAGAGCAGAAGCTTGATATAGAAAAAGCGCTATTTGACAATAATTCAAAAGTGGCAGGGAACGCGAGTACTGCGAGAGAGTTGGCTGGCGCTCCAGCTTGGTTGATTACAAACGTAGACTTCCAATCTGGTAACTCTGGTGCAAACCCAACTGGTGACGGTACTGACGCACGAACAGATGACGGTACTCCAACAGCGTTTTCACAAACCAAATTTGACACTGTTATGCAATCAATTTGGGAAAACGGTGGAGAGCCAGACACGGTGTATCTATCTGCGTTTCAGATGAATGTTGCATTGGGCTTTACTGGTAACAACAACCAGCGTTCACAAGTGCAAGCATCTGACGAGCGTGTAATCAAAAGCTTGGCAGTATATACAACTCCGTGGGGAACTATAGAGTTTATGCCTAGCCGCGAGAACAGAAGTCGTGACGTTTTCATCATGCAGGATGACAAGTGGGAGATCGCAACATTGCGTCCAACTAAAAACACTGAGCTTGCAAAAACTGGTGATAACACTCAGAGACAAATCGTTACTGAGCTTACGTTGTGTGCTAAAAGCGAAAAAGCTAACGGCATTATTGCTGATAACACAACTTCATAATAAAATAATGGGTAGGGGCATTTTTGCCCCTACTTTTACAGGAGATTAAAATGAAAGTATTAGTAGTAGATAGAAGTATATCAACTTCTAAGGGTATTGTGAGGGGTGGAGATGAGGTTGATCTGCCAGAATCAGAAATAAAGAAGATTATGACCATAAATCCAAATGCTTTTGAGGTGCTAAAAGCAGACCCAAAGCCTGCAAAAAAAGCAGCAAAAAAGAAACGTGCTAGAAACGATGATGGCACTCTAAAAGCTGATGATCCTAGCACACCAGAAAATGAGGCTTGGGAAGATGGCTAAGATTGGCGAGTCATATAAGTTTGAAGATGATAAACTAATCATTAAAAACACGCATGACGCTAATGATATGCTAAAGGATGTTGAGCACGCAAGGCAACATTCTGCCAATAGCTTTGGTTCTGATTATAAACACGTTGGTAATGTCGATATGGCATTACTTAGCGTGTGGTTGAAGGAGGCTGGCGTTAGCTGGTCAGATACAGGCGCAGTTAAAGAAGTGTTAAAAAGAAAGCTAATGAGCAATGAATTTGCCAAACTGAGAGTTTGGGAAGGTAGCTACTAACGTGGAGCTGCCCAAGGTAAATATAGCCGTTGCTGCAAGTGCAGTAGTGGCGATAGTCAGTACCGTGGGCGGTGGTATCTGGTATGCTAGTTCCCAAGCATCAATTATCGAAGGTCTAACAGAGCAAGTTGAAACTCTTACTATTGAAAACAATGCAACGGATCGCACGAATCTTATTCGTGATGTTGAAGAAAACACTGAACGAATAGATGAGATTATTGATTACATCATAGAAGTAGAGGAAGACGGTGGCGAAACTATTGATGAAATCTATGAAGAGTTTGAAGACGTATACGAAACCCAAGAAGGGTTTTTACTTCAGTTTAATCAAATTGTTAAATTACAAGCCAGAGTTAAGACCTTAGAAAATACGTTAGAGTTCTTGGCAAGACGCCCAACAATGTCCGATGGTAGATAGCAATGGACCCCATTACAATTCTTGCAAGCATAAAAACAGGGCTTGCTGCTGGTAAAACTGTTGCAGGGCTAAGTAAGCAGATTGGGCAATTTTTTGACGCAACTGACCAAGCAAAGAAAACTCTACAGAAAAAAGGTGTATCAAGCAAAAGTGCAAATGCTACGGCGTTGGATCGCTGGGCTAAAATACGCCAAGCAGCGGAAGCTGAAGAAGAGCTTAAAGAGTGGATTACACAGACCTACGGAAGATCAAAATACTTAGAGCTTCTAAAAATTCGTAGAGAAGTTTTGGCTGAAAAGCGCGAAGCAGAGGCTAGGGCTAGGCGTGAGGCACAAGATCGTGCTGATTTAGCTCTTACTGCCGCATCTATTGTTTTGCTTCTTACAGCGGCGCTGGTTGGCTCTACTGCTTATCTACACCATATGGGTTGGTTGGACATTTGGGATTACTTTCCATGATTTATGTTTTGGTTTTTTTACATTTTATTAGTACAGATCGCCTACAATACTATCAGATCG